GTTCTAAGTGATTAACTCCGGTGACTGGCAAATCATCGGTCTCTCGCAAGGCAAGAGTAGTTAAGCACTTCAGTAGTGCCCCATATCCATCCAAAGGATCTTTGGGTGGATTGGTGACGACAACGCATCCTCTGACAAGAGGTACGTGCCGGTCGGTACACCATTCTACTCTCTTTTCAGAGAAGCAGACTGATGTCCGCCCTACTACAGGAGATGTCTCCTCGACGATTGGAAAAGGGATTACCTTTTCCAGGAGAACGTCGAGAAACCCTGCTGTTTCCCACAGGCCAAGCATGTAAGCTTGGTTCCGTAAAGAAACAGTAGAGAGAATCTCAGGAACGTCTCTCCGTGAGGCAGGGAATAACGAGCGAACACGACATATAGATACGTCGTGACCCTCAAAATATTCCTTACCACAAGACTCTCGGAATTTGCCATTCCAGAAAGACTTGTTCTTGTTCACCTTGAAACCAAAAGTCTCAAGGGCAAGAATCACGGCAGGTACATGTTCCACGGGTAGAACGATGTCATCCCCGTAGACGCGCACCCTACCTCGAAACTCTTCTATGAGCTTCGGGGTGCAGGGACGGTTGAGCGATCTCGAAATCCCAAGAAAGACAACGGTGCAAAACACCATTGCCTCAAATGGGAAACAGAGCGCTGAACCCATTGACGCGAACTTGGACAACGGAATAATTCCATGTCCAGGCACATCAGCCTTCCAGGATCTGCTGGCATCCACAGCTCTTGCGAGATGTGGGTGTCGGCAAAGCAAATCCTGTACATGCTGATTCGCAACCCTATCAGAGGCTTCGCTAAGATCTAGCGTCGCTAGCGTCCCATCACAGGACCCTAGGCGAGCAAGTTCCTGATTAGGAACTTGGTCATCCCATCTGATAAAGGCTCCATACTTGTCATTGTATAGAGCCTTCTGAATCGACCGGAGGAGCCCTTGTTGAACAAACATGTTCGACGCAGGTTCAATCGCGATGATTCTGGGGCCTTTGAGCGTCTTAGGCACCGATATTACCCTAACAGGTATCTCGGCACCAGGCGATCTGTACGTGAGCTGTTGGAGATACTCTTCTTGAGCACTCCAAGAAGGACAAAGCCAATCCCAAGTAGGGAAGACTGCGTCCAACCTCTCGGTCCAGTCAAGGGAACTCCACTTCTTGTTAGAAGTGAGTCTATCCGCGACTGCACCGGAGCTATGGCAGGGACGTATTTTATCCTCGAAAACCTCTCGGTCTACTTGGGTAAATACGTCCTGCCACAGCAGTCGTCCGATGGTAAGATACTCGTCGTATATGACGGGATCGATACCTTCGAGCGCTGCTCTCACGTCAGATTCCGTCTCAACGTACTTGCTGTACGCAGCTCCAATGCGCCTATCGGTGCATTGGAGACGGATCTTTCCGAATGCCAGGGTTATTTGGCGAACGGCAAAGATTGCGTCTGGCGACGGTACGTCGAGTAACCGGCCTGACTTCGGTTCGAAAATTTGCACAAGGAAACCTCGAAGCAATTCGGGGAGCCCTTGTCTTTTCCTGAAACCAGGAAAAGAATTCGGTGCCACGAACTCCGATTCAAGACTACTTTCGAAGTCTTTAGCGAAGTTCGTGAGGGATATCGTAAGAAACGATATCCCCTCACTTTCGAACCTATCCACGATCGTTTTATAATCGTGGCGGGTGCTAGCACCACACAGTCTACCCAAATCATTGAGTAGACACTGCAGGAACGTTAGCTGGCTTTTCATGGTCTCCTTTATTGAAGGTAGATCATCCAGTCAGCCACGTGCTGATCACCCTCTCACGAGGGTTCCAGTCAGTTCTCACCACCCATAAGCTGGGTGAGCTTTGCATTCGTGGATGCCGTGAGGAAGGACGCGAGTCCTGCCACATTGGTAACCTCGTCTGCAACAGTGTACCCGACGGTAGGAACGTCAATTGTGAGGTAAGCAGACATGCTGTACTTCGCATTGACGCTCGAATCGAAGGGGTTCGCTGCGACCTTTGCAAGGTCGAGCCGGATGACACGACGAACTCGGTTCCCATACGTGTGCGAAATGGACAGACGGTTGTAACCGTCCGAACTCTGGAAAACTCCAGAGTTGTTTCCACTCGCCACGCGGGGAAGAGAAGTCGCGCCACCAACAATGGTAACAGACTGGGGATCAGCAAATGACATGAAGTGTTCCTGACTTTTGTTGGATACGGCCCACTGTTGTGTGCCGCCCGACTAGCTAGGTCGGACTCACCCCACTTAGTGGAGTGAGTGCGGAGCCTTGGAAAGTCCAAGAGCCCCTAGAATGGACCACTGAAAGTCCGTGAAGCTCGACGAGCTAACGCCGAACCCGTAAGGTGTGCTGCGGAATCGTTCCTTCAGAACGGTCTGAGTCATCAGAACGTCTGAACGTAGATCCCCATAACCGGAGCCCGTCCCAGGGCGCCAGTTTTGAATCTGGTGATGATAGGTCACTGTAGTAGTGGCCATCAAATAACCATATTTCAGCACAAGGCCGTCCGACCCGAACCTGCTAACGAGAGACATAAATCTCCCGAGATGCAGGAACCAGTCGACCAGCCAGCTCCATGGAGCCAGTTGCCAAAGTAACTCTGGATTCAGTTCCGTTCTCGTAAGATAACGGGCCAGAGCTACGTTTCTCTCCATATCATCCAGAAAGCTTCCGCCTTCTGGTATGTAATAGAGGAAACATCCCTTAAACCACGGTTGTACCGTGGTTTCAGAGAACAACTGGTACGTCGACCCGGAAGTATTTACCAAGCCTTTTCCGTTCGTGCTGGAATCCCAATCTGAGCCAGACCAAATGGTCGGACCCAGAAGGGAACCAGCCGCACTTCCAAGAACTTGGGAGGATCTTTCAGGTCGAAAGTAGAAAGCACGGCGAATGGGTCTACCCGAATTTCGGGTAAGTTGGGAGATCAGCTTATGGTGATTAAGAATCGCCTCCGCTGTACTCTTAAGGTCTGCCACGAAAGGCAACCACCCAAAGGAAACGTTGAGGTACTCCTTACCGAGTTTTCGGAAGAAGTTACATCTCTCTTGAAGGGTATGGCCAGGAATACTGGCCGTCCCATCTAAGAGAAGCTCACCGGCTCCAGTGCCAAATGTGCTTGCTGGATTGTTGGGCGCGGTCTTAGAGATCGCGATGGCGCCGAACGCATTCACTCGCGAAGCGAATGAAGGCGGATCAGGGAACAGTGGAAAACCTGTAACTCCAAAGGAAAATGGAACAACATTTCCGTTGTAGCTACAGGACTGTCCCGTACTCCTAGTTCCCCGTAGAGAAACATGAACGTTTTTAACGACATGTTGCCTCTTACTGGAGAACGTATGTCCGGTGTCATAAGAGTTTCTCGGATCCGAGTCGTGAAGCTTGGCGTCGTCCAATAGGAATTGGAAGACCCCCGCTTCAGTATCGGGAGTGTCCGGTAAACTAGTCTCAGCATCCAACCCACCCCTAGTTCTCCAACTAGTGGTGGTCTGCGTACAGACATTGCCAGGATGCACCCCGGTTAGGGGTGTAGTGCCTTTAGTCGCCGTATAGGACGAATCCGGATAAGGAAAAGTCCTATTTGACGTGACAATGCCTGCCATGGTGCTCCTTACTACTCCATAGGGTTTGACCTGTAGGCCTGGACTGGATGAGAATCTCACCCAGGCAATAGTGGAGTGCTATCACCCGGGCGGGG